AGCAGGAGTTTTGACCCATGCCAGCCCCAACCAGTGCACTTACGACGCTGCGTCCAGACTTGGCGTCGTTCCTTGAATACGACCTCGAAAGCGACCGCCTCGGCTACGTCGCCTCGAAGGTCTTCCCCGTTGTCGAAGTTGCCAGCCAAGCTGGTGTCTTCGGCGTGATTCCCGTCGAGCAGTTGCTGCAGCAGCGAACCACCGCCCGAGCACCGGGCAGCGGTTACAGCCGCGGCAACTTCACCTTCACCACTTCCAGCTTTGCGTGCGAAGAGCACGGTGCAGAAGAGCCAGTCGACGACCGACAGGCCAAGATGTACCGCGAATACTTCGACGCCGAGCAAGTGGCAACGCTGCGTGCGTTCTCGGCCGTTCTGCGAAATGCAGAGCGACGGGTGGCCGACGCTGTGTTCAATGCCACGACTTGGAACGGTGCAGCCCTCACGACTGGCATCACCCACGAATGGGACGACGCCACCAACTGCGTGCCGATCACTGACGTGAACGCCGCACGCAACAAGGTCTACGACGGCAGCGGCCTGTGGGCCAACGCCCTCATCATCAACAAGAAGGTCTTCCACAACCTTCGCCGCAGCTCGCAGGTTATCGACGCCATCGAGTCCGCTGGTGCCGGTGATGCGTCCAAGCAATCGGACATCACTGCCGACTTGCTGGCTCGTGTGTTTGACCTCGACTTCGTGATCGTCGCTGGTGCATCCCGCAACAGTGCTGCAGAAGGTGCCGCTGCAACTCCGACCCAAATCTGGTCGGACGAGTACGCGATGGTCTGCCGCATCGCAACCTCGGCTGACATGGCTGAGCCTTGCATTGGCCGGATGTTCCACTGGTCGGAAGACGGCAGCAGCCCTGGCGGCACTGTCGAAAGCTACCGCGACGAAATCGTCCGAGCCAACATCATCCGCGTTCGCCATGACGTGGACGAGGTCGTCTTGTACCCACAAGCCGGCCACCTGCTCAGTAACATCACCACCTAGTGAGGGCTGAGCACCGTGGCGAGTCGGTTTGATACTGCTTTCCAGACGGCCGCGTTTCCGCAACTACTCGCCGAGTTCGCGGAGCCGGTCGTCTATATTTCGCCGCAGGGGGTTCGCGTTCGATTGACGCCATTATCGAACGCAACCCTCCGGCGATTTTCGACCAAGCTGGGAACCCAATGCTGTTTGAGATGGTTATTCGCATTAAGCGGCATGCCACTAGCGGCGTGCTAAGCAATGAAATCAACCGCGGCCAAGACAGCGTTGACGTTAAACGCCGCGTTGACGACGCGGCCACGACCCGCATGACCGTGACCCGCAAGCTCAGCGACGACGCTGGCGTGATTGTTTTGGCCCTTAACGGATAAGGCGAAACCGTGCCGACACCAATCAGCGAACAGATTGCTCAGAAGCTGGCCACGAGGCTGGCGCTGATCACCGTTGTTGGCGGCTACGAGCTGACCGTTTCCGAAGTGGCTCGGCCGATTCGTTACGACGGATTCCGGCCGCAGAATAACCAGCTGATCGTGACGCAGGGACCGCTGACCAGGAACGATGAGCTGTCCGCACCGGGCAACCCGCCAAGGACGGCTTACAACCTTGAGTTCACCATCGCTGGCCTATTGATGCCGACCGAGTCCAGCACGTCAAAGATCGACGCACTGCGAAACACCTTCGCCTCCGACACGATCAAAGCCATCTGCACACCGGTGGCCAGCTGGCACAACTGGGACACGCTGGCGATTGATTCGACGATCAGCCAAGTGGACAACATCACGACCGAAGAAACCAGCGGATTTAAGCTGTCGCTGACGATTGTCTTTCGTGTCACCGAAAACGACCCGTACACGGCGAGGACATGATGGCAAAAACAAAACCACCACTTACGTTCTTCGTCGATGCCAGCCAGATGGGCGACTACTCCCAAAGGCTCAGCAAGTGGAGCGCTGCGCTGCCGAACGCAATTCTTCAGGCGATCAACAAAACACTGCCGCAGGGTCGAAGGCAAACCGCCAAGCTATTGGCTGGCCGAGACGAAGGAAAAGGCAAGTACAACGTCCGGCAGAAGGACGTGATCGACAAGATCAAGATGCACAAGGCCGCACGGACGCAAGACGTGTACACGGGCAAGCTGTCTGTTGATCCCGGGCGTCGGCTGGGCCTGAGCTACTTCGAGGCCGAGCAGACGCCGCCAACCGTTAAAGGCATGCCGAAGAACTCGCCAACCCAAGTGAGCTACAAGGTGCTCAAAGGCGGCAGCAGAAAAGTGATCCCCAACGCCATTGTCCGGCAAGGGCAAGTCGGGCGCTGGGTTGCTGTGAATGCGAAGGATTACAAGGGTGCGGGCGTTGGACTTCCGCATCAAAAGCAAACATCCAGAGACAAGCGGCTAGTGTTCCTTCAAGGCGTCAGCGTCTGGGGCATGGTCGCCGGACTGGGAAACCGCGCAAAGATTGGCGAGTACATGCAGCAGCAGTTCATCAAAAACGTCGAGAAGATGGTGGCGTTTCAGGAACTGGAACGCAGCAACCCGAACACCAAGATGCGTTTCGATGCCGACGGCTACATGATGCGCGGGAAAAAGAAATAACCAAATAAGGAGATAACAATGCCACTACTTCGCCGAAAAAGCGTTCTTGCCGCCAAGATCGAAACCACCAGCGGAACGGCCGAAAGCCTTACTGCGTCCGATGCTGCGTTTAACGTCTTTGACCTGACGATGACGCCAACCATCGCCATGACGCCGCGTCCAAGTCAAGGCAGCTTCTCAAGCCTGCCAGCCGTGCCGGAACTGTACGGCGGCACCTGCACCTTCCGCACCGAAATCTACGGCACTGGAGCGGGCGGCGTTCCTGGCTGGGCGTCGACTTTCCTGCCTGCCTGCGGCTGGACCAATTCGGCGGGCACATTCAGCCCGAAAAGTGAAACGCCTGGCAGTAACGTCAAGACGCTGACAATTGGAGCCTACATCGACGGCAACCGCCTGCTAATGCGCGGCTGTGCGGGCACGTTCACTATGACCTTTGAGACGGGCAAGATTGCCGTCATCAACTGGACCTTTACCGGCGTCTTCGTTGGCAACTCAGCAGTTGCCCTACTGGCACCAACCTACCCGACAGCCCTGCCTCTGCGGGTTGGCAACGCCACCTTCAGCATCGGTGCTTGGACGCCCTGCTTCCAGTCGATGACCATCGACGCAGGAAACACGGTCGTCCTGCGTGAGTGCGCTACCAACACCGACGCCAGCGGCTACGCTGCGGCCATCATTACCGACCGAAGCGTGACCGGCACCATCAACCCTGAAATGGAACTAGACGGCACGAAGGACAACTACGACATCTGGACCAGCATGACCGAGGAAGCCTTGGCGTTTTCCTTGGTCAATGCGACGGACAAGTTTGCACTGGCAGCGCCAAAGCTGCAGCGGACGAACGTGGCCATCGGCGACCGCAACGGCGTGGTCACCGATGAGATCACCTTCCAGTGCAACAAGTCGGCCGCAGCTGGCAACGACGAACTGACCTTTACTTTCTCAGCACCGTAGTCAAACCAACTTAACTAGGAGGAACCAATGGGGCGAGCATTGGAACCCGGCGAGCGATTCCCAATCGTTCTCGACTGGGACATGGAAAAACCAGAAGACCAGCGGCCGACCGTTTACACGGTCGCACTTTCGATGCGACGGCAGGAACGCCTTGGCGACCTGCTGGACGGCCTGAAGAACTGCCAGAGCAGCCGCGAGCTGTTCGCACAGCTGCAGCAGGGACTGGCCGAAGTCATCACCGGCTGGACGAACTTTCGCGACCCGGCAACGGGCAGCGAGATTCCTTACAGCCCCGAGGCGATCTTGGACGTGTTCACGACTGCCGAGGCCTATGAGCTTTACCGCAAGGTCTTGGCAGGCGGCAGCACGAGCAAGGCCGACGAAAAAAACTCCGCATCGCAGCCCTGATCCGGCAGGGGCTGCTGTGCGGCAACTGCACGGCGGGCAAGTGCCACGACCGGCCAACTGAACTGGCCAGCGTGTCGATTGCCTGCAGCAGCTGCAACGAAGCCGGGTGTGACGACTGCGGGCAGACCGGTTACGTCGAACTGACCGGATGTCCAAAGGAGATGATTGATCGCGGCCTGCTGAGGGCGATTCGGATGGCAGACCTGATGAAACAGGGACTGCCACCAGTGGCTGGCGGCGTGCTAGATCAATCGGCGTGGTTTGTATCGTTTTACGAGTGCTTCCGGTCGGAACAAAACCGAGCGGAGGCGGAAGCCTACAGGCGGAACTGATGGCAGCTGAATCGGTCGAGATTGTGCTCAATGGCGTAGACAACGCCACGCCTGTCATGGACAAGGTGACGCAGAAGCTCGTCGACAATGAAAACAAGTACATCAGCAAGCTGAAGGAACAGCACATCGCCTTGACGCAGGGCGCTGAGGCGGCCGAGCGGTTCAAGCTGGCCGAGATGGGGTTCGCGGAAGAGACGATCAATACTGCGATGGCACTGCGGCAGCAGATTGAAGCGGCCAAGCAAGCGGAGCAGCAGATCGAGCAGACCGGCGTCGAGATGCAGAAAACCGGCGCGTCGTTCAAGGATACGAGCGAGGCATCGCAAAAAGTCAGCAGCACATTCTCGAAGGCGTTCGGGGCGCTGGGCCTGAGCGAACTACAGGGATTCACCGACCAGATGGGCAGTCTGTCTGGTCAGGTCAAGGAACTGGAAGAGGCCGGGAAAAAAGGCGGCGACGCATTCAAAGGTTTGGCCGTGGCTGGCATGGCCGTGGCAACTGCTGTTGCTGCGTTTAACATCGGCAAGATGATCGGCGAGTGGGTATTCGAGACGGAAAAGTGGAAGCAGGCACTGAAGGACGCGCTGGACGAAGCCAATAAAGGCGAGCAGCAAGTCCGTGACAAACTGGACAAGCAGTTCCAGTTGCGTCTGCAAATCGCCGAGGCGGCTGGCACTGACGAGCAGAAGGCACAGGAACTGAAGACGCTGCAGGAACAAATCCAGCGGGACATTCAGTTCCAGCAGGACTTCGTCAAGATGCGGGAGCAGGAACTGGCGTCGGCTGAGGCTGGCAACTATTTCGGCATGACACAGGGAGACGTGGACAAGGCCAAGGCAGACCTCGACAACGAACGCAAGAAGCTCGACCTGCTGAAAGAACAGAACCAAGAAGTCCAGGACATTCGCAATCCGTCGGCTGAGCAGCAAATGCTGGAGGCCAGACTCAAGAACAACGAAGAGACAAAAAAGGCAGCAGACGAGGCGTTGCAGGCCGAGCAGAAGCGGTTCCAAGATTGGTCCAAGAACTGGGACGACCAAAAGAAGGCACAGGAAGACCTGCGGAAAAAGGAAGACGACTATCTGGCAGCCCTGCAGATTCGCAACGAAGAACTGATGAACGGCAAGCGAGCGGCTGACGAGATGAAGGCCAGCATGGCCGGCATCAGCGAAGAGGTGATCCTGCAAGGCCGCGAGCTGTCGATTCAAAACGACCTGCTCGAAGCCCAGAAGCAGCTGGCCGACGAACAAAAGAAAAAGGACGAGGAAAGGCAGAAGGCGATGGCACAGCCAACGGCACCGCTGCAGGCCGTGCAGTCACGCCTGCTCAGCCGTGTTTCCACTGGTGGCGGCGACCGTGTGGCCAAGGCCAGCGAGAAGACGGCCGAACTAACCGCAGAGATTGAAAAGCTGCAGCGTGAGCAGCTCGAGCTGCAGAAACGCCGCGGCGTCGTAGAACTGGCAACCGTGGAGGGTGCATAACATGGCTGTGCAGTTTGTCGATCTTCAGTTCTCCAGCGGCATCAAAACCAGCGTCGACGATAAGGGCTGGACCACGGCCACGGCTCAGCTGCGGTGGAACGTGTTCTGCACGACGCCAGAAGACAATGAAGGCGTTGTGCGGGAATCGTCGCTGCTGCCACACGAGAAGAGCCGCCACCCATACTTCCGCCAGCTGCGATGCGTCGGGCTGGATGTCAGCCGCCGTGGCAAGCTGATGTTCGAGGTGACGGCCGACTATGCCTCGGCCCCGTACAAAGAAGGCAGCGAGAACGGCACGCAGACGCCAATCAGCCAGCCGACAGTGATCAGCTACTTCACGATCACCAGCGAGGAGCCGATTGAGGATGACATCGAAGACAAGGCCATCGTCACGGTCAACGGCGAGCCAATCGAAGGCATCACCAGACCGGTCAGCGACCTCGGCGTGAGGCTGCAAAAGAACTTCGCCACCTTCGACCCGGCCAGCTTCTACCTTTACATCGACTGCACGAACTCCGACACGTTCCTTGGCTTTCCGCCTGGCACGCTGCGAATCGCCAACATCAGCGCCGACGAGCAGTTCTACACCGACGACGACGGCAACAGCGTGCCGTTCTGGTCGGTCAGCGTTGAGATTCACGCACGCAAACCGTATCAGGTGCCAGCCGAAAAGGCGTGGTACAAGCGAGTCCGGCACGAGGGCTACTGGGTGCGTTATCCAGATCCGTTTGGCTCTAGCAACTTGACCAAGCCAGCCAAGGCGGTTGATGCAAACAAGATGCCTGTGAGCAAGCCAGTCCTGCTGAACGAAGACGGGACCGCAATAACCATCCCAGACAATTCACTATCCGTCGAGGCAAACTGGCTGCTGTTCAAAGTCTTTGAGGATGTCAGTTTCGCAAGCATGGGATTCTAATTTAGGAGCAAACAATGCCGATCACCGTCATCATTCCCAGCGGGGAGATTGTCAACTCGCAAATCAACAGCAACGCAGGCATTGACCGCGCCAAGCTGGCCGCTGAACAGCTGAAGGATAACATCCCGCTGGAACTGCTGCGGGTTTGGGATGCGTTCCAGACCAACCTGCCAACTACGGCAAGCAGCGACGACCTCGGGCTGATCATTGGCACATTTGGCACCGATGCAATTGTCGTGCAGACATCGGACGCCAAGAATACCAGCGTCACGCAGCGGGCACGGTTCACCTACCGGCTGCCCATGAACTACGCCAGCGGCCAGCCGATCAGCGTGGTGGCTTGGGCCGGTATGAAAACTACCGTTGCCAGTTCCACGGCGACCGTTGACTTTGAGGCCTACAAGAAAAACGACAGCACTGGGCTGGTCGGCAGCGACCTGGTCACAACCAGCGCCACAAGCATCAACAGCTTGACGGCTGCGGACAAGGCTTTCGTCATCGACCCGACCGGGCTGGCTGCTGGCGACGAACTTGACATCCGAGTCACCATCGCCATCACCGACGTTGGCACTGGCACCGCCGTTATCGGCCGTATCATGAAGCTCTATATCCTGCCAACCGTGCGAGGCTAAACGGTGCCCAAGCGTTACGTTCTCGATCAGAAGTCGGCCGACTGGGTTGCCAAGCATTCAAGGATGCGGCGTGGAACTCACAACCAGCGAGATTCGCAGTTCCGCGAGGACTCGCCCGAGACGGTCGCTTGTTACAACGACAGCGGCGAGACGATTCCAGCATTCGGGATCGTTCGAGTTCACGCCTACCTGTCGGCCTTTGATCGGAACGTGCTGAAGGTTCGCAAGCCGGGAGTCGCCTCGACCGGCCCCGGTTCGTGGTACATGGCCAACGGGCCGCAGGAAGTCGCAGCTGGCGAATACGGCCTGCTGCAAACCGGCCAGCTGGTGCAAGTGCTGTATCACACCGGAGACAGCCCGTCGGCTCGTGACTGGTACGGCCTCGACGGATTCAGGGCACGCAGTTACCCAAACGGCCAGCCGCATTTCCAGGTGCTGATCGAAGACGTGATCGACGCCACCAACAAGCTCGCATGGGCGCGGCTGCTGCCGTTTTCCAGCCTGATGATTCAGGCACCATCAGGCGGCATTTCGGGCCGTGTCGGCAGCCTGATGGGAAGTGCCACATGCACGATCATCGTGCGGAACCAAAGCAACGACCAGCTGGCCGCCAGCAGCTCGAGCGTCAAGGTCTACAACTGGGCCACGTCAGCGGCCTGTGCCACTGGCGACCGTTACGGGCTGGCCAACTACATCGACGGCAAGTGGTTCATCGCAGCCGAAGACTGCAACGACACAGGCAGCACGGTTCAGCCCGGAACGGGCGGAAGCACCGGCGGCAGAGTCACCGATGCGATTGATACCAGCACAATCACGCCAGCAACGATGGCCGGTGCATTTCAAAACGTAACATTCTCTGGAACAGGAACGGGCAGCGGCCCGGCTTAAAAATGCCAACACTGACAAAGTTCTACAGCTTCGTTGAGGCGGTGCATGAGAAAAACCACAACCTCGGCAGCGACACGCTGAAATGGATTCTGACCAGCGACGCGCCAAGCCTCAGCTGGACGCAGCTATCCAGCGTTACCGGCCAGCTTTCAACGGCCAACGGTTACACGCAAAACGACAAGACGATGACAGTGACCAGCTCAGCACAAAGCTCAGGGCTCTACACGCTCATCGCAACAGACGTGACGTGGACGGCCAGCGGCGGCAACCTCGGCAGCGGTTCCTTCCGCTATGCGATTCTCTACAACGACACTTCAACCAATGACCTGCTAATCGGCTATCTGGATTACGGCTACCTAATCACCGTTGCGTCTGGTCAGAGCTTCACGCTGGATTTCGACGCCACCGCTGGTCTGTACTACGCTTCATAGGTGACGCATGGCTGGAATGCTTGGATGCGGATGCTGTGAGCAGCCAGAACTGTGTCCCAACGTCGATTATCTAAAAACATTCACCGATGATTTCAACCCCGACTTTGAATCAGACTGGGTTATATCGCTCGACTTTTCCGGCAACCCTGCACCACTGGAATCATTGATAGCCAGGGACGGCGTCTGTAGCTTGAAAGGCCGCCAGACGTTTGCGGGAAATCAACAAACCAGCTATGGACTTGCCTACATCGTCGGAGAAAAAGCAACAGTATCGGGGAAGATCGAGTCCAGCTTTAAGCTCGTCAATTTTTCTCAGGATACGCTCGCCAGCGGATGGAATGAAAACGCACGAGCCGGAATTGGATTCTGGTCTCCAGCGGAATCAAGGCAGCTCTGGTTTGAAGTCATAAAAATCGAAGCACTCAGAGTTCTTGATTTCAATTTTCGCGACTTTGTATATTCGCAAACATCTTCTAATTACAACATTCAAGCAAGGCTTGGAATCACTCCGAGACTCGGAGACAAACTTTCGCTAAGGCTCAGCAATTGCGTGCAGGATACTTTTTTTTCTAACGCAGTTCGGGTCAACACTGTCACCTGCCTCATTAACGACACGCCTGTCTATAGCTATACGCCGCAGTCGCCGTTTCTTCTCAGAACCTGTGAGTTTTACGCAGGCTTAGAGATGAGACAAAACCGATTCTTGGTTCCACGCTCAACGACCAATGTAGGTTTGCCTTTTGGTAATCTGCCAATCGTCAAGGTCGATGACTTCACTTTTGAATCACTATGACGCCCTGTACCCACCGCCAAGAAATCTGGCGCTACGCCACCAGCAAGCTCTGCGGCTACCGCGGCCAGTCGGTTCCCGTCTACCGCTGCAGCCTGCACGTCATCTGCACCTACCGGCCCTACTCGCACACGCAAGCCGAAATGGTTTGTTTACGCTGTCCCGACTCCAAGGAGGTTGATCGTGGCCACTCGCAAATCCCCTGCCCGTCTGGCGGCTGAGAAGCTGTGTAAAAAGTTTCCCGACGCACCCAACCGCACGCTGGCCAAGCGACTGGCAGCGGAATATAAGATCGGCGTCGAACACGCTCGCAGCCTAGTGCGAATCGTTCGCGGAAATGTTGGCGTGCAGAACCGTCAGAGGACGACCGACAAGAGCCAATACCGTAAGCCCGGCAAGGCGGGCACGAAGCCGCAGCTGCCGCCGAGTCTGTGCGAAACATGGCAGCCGTTTGACCTTGGCTGCGATGTCACCGTCGGCGTGATCAGCGACCTGCACATTCCCTACCATGACCAGCGAGCCGTTGAGGCGGCGGTGGCTTACCTGAAGAAACGCAAGCCAGACGTGCTGCTGATTAACGGCGACTACGGCGACTGGTACAGCGTCAGCCGGTACATGCGTGACCCGAAGAAGAGGCGATTGAAACGCGAGATCAAGATGCAGCGGGATGGCCTGCAGTGGTTGCGTTCGCAGTTTAAGAACTGCCGCATTGTCGCAAAAGAAGGAAACCACGAACTTCGATGGAGTCACTACCTATGGAATAGTGCCGTCGAAATCAGCGAGTTTCCGCAAGTGCGATTGCCGCGAATCCTCGGGATGAAGACGCTGGGCATTGAGTACGTCGACAACCAGCGGCCGATCATGGCTGGCAAGCTGCCAATCTTCCACGGCCACGAGCTTGGCAAGGGCATCAGCAGCCCAGTCAACGCAGCTCGAGGCGTGTTCATGCGGATGATTAGCACGGCACTGGTCGGTCACCATCACCGCACCAGCAGCCACACCGAACCAAACTGGCGGCACGAAGAGATTGTCTGCTGGTCGACCGGTTGCCTGTGTGGCCTGAACGCCGACTATGCCGTGATCAATAAGTGGAACGCAGGCTTTGCCGTGGTCGAGGTTGCGGCCGACGGCCAGTTTCAAGTCGACAATTTAAGGCTAAACACGGACTACGCCGTCCGCAGCGGCTAGTCCTAGCGTAACCCCACAGCACGGTCAGCCAGCATTCAATATCGTCGTCGTCTTCTACGTCGTCGACCATGCCCGCCTCCCTGCCTGACCTGCTCGCCTTGGTCATTTTACGCTGGGAGGCTTTGCCTATTCCGTGAATTTTCCCGAACGGGTGGATTGTGGCGATATCGCCGGTTTTATTACCGTGCGGTATTTAGCAGGCGAAAACAAAGTTGCCCACCTTTTTACCCACCCCGGCCTGCTGGCTGGTTTGGCGGCCAAGTCAGCGCATAAAAAAACACCGCCAAAAGACGGTGTTTTCTAGCGGAGGGCACGGGACTCGAACCCGCAACCGGTTACCCGGCACTTCATTTCCAATGCTTTCCCGACTGGAAGTTCGCTGGAAATTCGATTATTTCCCGTGTTTTTGAGGGGTCGTCCAGCCGCTGGCCAGCATTTCGGTTTGCGTTTGCCCACCTTTTTGCCCACCCCAAAGTGCCTCGCCAAGCTGGTCCAGTTGCAGGTCGACATAATACCGCAGCGTTGTTTCCATCGACTTGTGACGCATCATGGCACGCAGCAGCAGCGGATGGACACGCAAGGCCCAGCGGTTGCCAAACGTTCGCCGCAGGTCGTGAGCGGTGATGTGCTTGGAGTCGCTGACGCTGACGGCCGCAGCTCGTCCCGCAAGGCTGATTCGTTTGCCGATGGTCGACCGCGCCAGCGGCAGCGGCCAGACCAGTCCCGTCCGGTTGGTCGTTCGCTGCAGGAATCTGGTCAGGTCGGGCGGAATCGGCGTCAGGTCAGCACGGCGGGCCTTGTGGCTCGCGGCAGGCCACTGGATGCACGGATAGCGGTGTCCGTCCAAATGCACGACAGGACGGCCATGCCCTGCCCCGTCAGGCCACGATAGACGCAGTGCTTCGTCCAGCCGCAGCCCAGACAGCCAAAGGCCTTTGACCAGCCGCACAGCTTCGCCAGGGCATTCTGGGAACGCCGCTGGAATGGCTCGCAGTAGCCGGACAAATTCCATCAGCGTCACCGGACGGCCCCGGCTGGTTGCACCGGCTGGCATCAGCACCTGCGGACACGACTGCAGCAAGCCAATCTTGGTCGCCCAGTTCAGCGCCACACGCACGCACCGCAGATTGCTGGCCACCGAAGCGGGCCGCAGTCCCGATGCAATTAGCTTCCGCTGCCACGTGCTAAGGACGATGCCAGTAATCTCACGGATGTCGACCGTGTGGCCAACGTCACGTTCAAACCGGTTGAAGGCGTGGCGGAAGTTGCCCTGCGTGCTGGCGCTTTTCGTGCCCAGATGTTCGTCGGTGAACTTGGCACGAAACACGTCCCAGCTGATGCCGCCAAAGTTCTGGCGGCTGGCGTTGACCTCCTCCTCCCATCTGGCGGCCGCACGTTGAGCCTCAGCCATGCGTTTGGTACCAGTCGACCGACGCACGTTCCGGCCAGTCAGCGGGTCACGGTAGTACATCTGCAGGCTGGACCGGCTGGCGTCTGCTGAAACGTAGACTTTGATGCGTTTTAGTTTGCGGAGCATGTTATTGGTACAGCCTAAGGTCGTCGCATGTAATCCGCAGCTGCAGGCCGTCGTAGTCGTACTGCAACCAGCGACTGACAACACGAGCAAGCAGCACACGATCACGCACTGTTGATTCAAATGGACGAGCTAAGAGCTTGACTCGACTGCGGCCGTCGTACAAAGCCAGCCGAAGGTGCGTGTCGCGAAAGTGTTCAAGCGAAGCACCCTGATAGAACGACCGCCACTGGTTGTAGTTGTCTTTGACGTGCCACAGATAGCGGCTGCGACGAACTAGCGGACGTGCTAGATACTCTTCCGGCGTCAAAGGGTTGACGACCAAATCACGGACGGAAAAGCGACTGACCAGGCGTTTCTTCCAAACCGGCGAACAGTTCAGCAGGTTGCGGGCGGGGTAATGCAATTCAAACATGGCGGGATGGCTCCATTCGTTGGAAAACGGTAAGCCATCCGTGGCAGTTGGGTCCTAACGGTTTGACATGTTTTATTGCCGCCTGACACGTTAGGTCATTTACTGCGTAACAAATTTAGCCAGGACAACGGCAGCACCAGCCAGCAGCAAACCCCACCCAATCCAAGACACAACGACCCAGCCGTTTGCAGCCCCAATAACCACAGTCAAAACAGCTGCAACGGCGACCGCAGCAAACTCCTTAACTGTCTGCTCCATTGCCGCCTTTTTGTTTTTGGCCTTGTCTACGTACCCGCAGTGCGGGCATGCCTTTGCCGTGTCGCTAATATCCCGGCTGCATTCTCTGCATCTAATCAGTGCCATTGCTCTTACCTCTCTTTGAGTCCCGTCGCTGGACACTTGGGTTATGCGACTTTGGCTTGCGAATTTCTTTTGTTTCCTCAGCCATTTGTTCGTTCAGTTTGTCAATATCTTCCGATAACGACGGCTTTTTTGCTGCTTTCGTTTTTCGAAATTCAATCAGTGCTTGATTGAATGGATTGCCAACTTTGACGATCTCGTCGGTGTCCTCAAGCAGTTGGCCACGGTCGATCAGCAACTGCTCAAAAGCTGCCCATTCAGACCGGTCTAACTTGTCTCTTTGCCTACGAAATTGCTGGTAATGGGCTGGGCACAACCCACGAGATTCTTTGTTTCGCTCGCATAGCAAGCATTTTTGCTGGTTGGTGTTCATCTAGATTATCTTCGAAACTTTTTTTCATTGTCGCAAGTCCAGTCCTGTTAAGAGCTTACGTCAATCCGTTTGGTGTGCTTACGGATTACTGACGGAAAAAGTGTTGCAGTCCCTGTTGAACCGCTTCCGATTAAATGTATCATTCGAACGCCGTAAGTAAAACGAACGGAAGTTTCAAAGTGATTTAAACATTGGGAGTCAGCAGTGCGAATAGACGTGCCTGAATCTAGCAAGGCGGTGCAGGCCAAGAAGCGGCGGCGGGCCAAACAAGGCAAATGCTTGTTGTGTGACGGTGTTTCGAAACGTCGCGGCCTTTGTTTTGGCCACTACATGAAATACACGCGGGCGAAATCCAAGCTGGGCGGTGTCGAAAGATTGCAGTTTGAACTTCAGCAGATTGCAGATGGACACATCCTTGGAGTGCAGGAGGTCAGAAGCCTTAGCGAGGAGGCTGGCCAGTGAACACAAGACGAGACGGCTACATCGACGAGCGCCGCATGTACACGGCGGACGGCATCAATGCCGCAGTTGGCCTGAGCGTCAAAGCACTTGATGAAGGCCGGCAGGGAGGCTGGCTTCATCCGGTGAGCCTCGGCAATCGCCTGTGGTACAGCGGCGAGGAGTTAATCCGGTGGATACAAGCGGCTGGGCGGCCAGCGGCAAAACGGCAAAGCATGGAGGTGTGAGATGGCGCTGGGACTGGAACTAACCGACGACGAGATGGCGCGTGTGATGGAGATGCGCGAGAAGTGGTCAGACGACGAACGCATTAACCGAGCGGCTGGGCTGTGCGTCAGCGAGATGGTGCGGGTGTTTGCACTGCTGGCCGACCGGGCTGAGCGAGACATTGTTCGCAAAAAGCGAATCGACCAAGGACGCAAGTACAGAGGAGGCAGGGACGCCAATGCCAAGCGATGACGCAAACAAGATGGACAAGCTCGGTTTGCATTCAGTTGTGTACGACCTGCGAGCTTGGCTAGTCAGGGCCGAGGCCGACCTGCGTTACAAGGCTCGCCAGCGGGCCAAGGTCAACGACCGAGACGGACGCACCGAAGCATGGGAGCAGGCTGAGGGGCTCGCACTGTGCCGAGCCAAGCTAGACGACCTGCGGCATGCGTACGAGGCGGCAACCAGAACCGGCAAGCGACCGGCTGCAGTTGTGGTCAAGGAAGAAGAGCCGGAGCAGAGCGTCGACGACCCGTCGGTCTACTTGCCAACGCCGGAAGAGATTACGGCCAAGCTGGCTGAGATTCGCAGCGAGTGGAGCGACGAAGAACATCAGCGGCGTCACTGGCAGAAGAACGATGCAACCGACTTTGAGAAGCCGACAAATTTCATTTTCTAGGAGGGCAGTTCAATGGATGTCATAAAGACATGGGAAGCAGTTCGCCAGTACGGCGTGATCTGCGTGAGTGTGCCAGAGCACCGGTGGACCCGAAGCGTGCATGAATGGGAGATCAGCAGACTGCGAGGCTACCTGCGGGCGGCGCGAAATCTGCCAGTCGACACGAGGCTGGAGATTGC